TCACCGACGATGACGCCGCCGAGAAATTCGCGCCCGCCTTCATCGTCAGTTTCAGGTACGCGGTCTGGCCCGCGAACTTGTACGAGTCCAGCGACTCAAGCGCGTGATACGCGGTGATCGCGGTTGTGGGCGTGTTGCCGGAATCGCGCTGCACGCGCATGGCGTACGCCTGACCTGTTGGCCCTGTTTGCCGGGATACGGTGCAACCCGTCGCCGCGCGATAGCAGGCCCACCGGTCTGCCGTGTACGTCTTGGTAGACGAAGACAGGGCAAACGATGTCCCGCGCTGCCACACGTCCATGTGGCTGTTGATGATGGCGTTACGCCGCCCGACGCCGTAGCGGTTGTCATACAGGTAGTTGAGGTTGTCGCGCCAATGCGTGTTGGCTAGTGACGCGGTGACGGTTTCGCCCGATACCCAGGTGCGCGGTGATGTCCAGGCCATCAGGTAACCCCATTCGTCTCGTTCTCGGCCACCAGATCGGCCACCGATTCACCGGGCAGCCAATTAGCGTTCTCGGTCATGCGCGGGCGTAACTGCGCCTCAATCGCGTCGGCATCCTTCTTCTTCGGCCATGTCACCGGACGCCATTTGCCGTCCTGCTTCTCGTTGAGGCAGGCGACGCAGAAGAATCGGCGGTCATCGCGGGACGCCAACTGCGCGCCGCCGCATTCGCAGGCGATGATCCACCGCCCGTGATTGACCTCAACCGGTATCGGTGCATCCGCCGCCGTTTCCGACGGCAGGAAGAACGGAACGTCATCGCGCTGCCACCACAGCCGGGCCGGGATAGCCGCGGCGGCTGTGGACGGAATCAGCATGTTGGCTGCCGCCGCCCTGCTGACGTGAACATCGTCGGCGGTGAGGAATTGTTGGCCGGGAAGCATCTACACCGCCAGGATCGTGGTTGTACCGAGGACTGAATATGTGGCGTCGTCCAGTTGCCAGACGGAGCCGGACTGCCCGACCGCCGATGTGTTCAGGGTGCGGGTCCATCCGCCGGTGTTAAACACATCCGACATCCCCTCTACGAACAAGTCGAGGGTGGTTGCTGGTGCCTCCGTCGGAAGGCTCGTTACCTGCACCCGTGAACCGATCGTCAATGCCAGGCAGTCGGTGAGGCTGACCGTCGCCTGCTTCACCCAGGCGTCTATCTCTAGTCGGCTGGTACGCGGTGCGGGTTCCGATGTGGTGGTGGCGTTCCATTCCACAACCGCCGCCAGCTGGGTGTCGTCCTGGAGGATCAGTTGCACCGTGTCGGACTTTGTGCCGTAACGGGCCACGGACGACGCGGCGGTGTGGCGTAGTTCCGGGCCACCGGGACGCGAACCGCGCACATCGTTAATCAGGTTTTGGTCATTGACCACGAACTCGACATTTGTGGCGATGTCGTGGCGGGTCACTGACAGTGCCACCGCGGCGTTGTACCGCTCATCGCGGGACGCGAGCGTCGGAACGCCTGCCGGTGTCGCGTACAGCGGTGACAGCTCCGCGTCGGCCACATCGCCGAGGGCCTCGAGAACTGAACGGCCCTTGATGGGCTGCGGGCCAAGCGTGGACAGGCCGGTTCCAACAATTCCGCTGGTGACACCGGCGAAGTCGCAGATCCGTTCGTGGCGGGCCGTGGACGTTTCCCCAACGGCGCCGGTGATCGCCTTGCGCGCCTCCGTCATCGTCAGCACCAGCGTGGTCGGTGCCGACCAGTAGCAGGCGTGCGACAACTGCCCGGAATACATCGCGCCGACTGTTCCGCCGACTGTCACCGTTGCCCCGAGGGCGGGCAGGTTCTGGTCGGTGGTAGCGGTGGCGGTGGCGGATTCCTGCGTTCCATTTACGTACAACTTCAGCGACCAGGCCGACCCTGATGCGGACAGTGTGGCCCCGACCTGCTGCCAGTCCCCCGTTGTGATGGTGGAGGTGCCGGTCACGGTTGCCAGCGCCAGTGAACCGGGATCAAGTAGGCGGACATACGCGCGGCCTGTCGTCGTCACGCCTACATCGAGGCGGTAGTTGTTGGCCGATGCCAGCGTCAGCATGTACGACGTGGCTGCGGGGTTCGTGGTGGCGTTCATCAGTACCGACACCGCCGAACTAGCCACAGGTGTCGCGGCGATGGATGTGGTGCCGGTGAAGTTGTATCCGTTGGATGCGTCGGTCGGGGTGAACGCGGCAACGGTGCCCGAGTCGATCGGTAACGCGCCGACACCGACCTCACCACTGCCGGACGATCCGACGGCTGTCAGCGTCAGGGTGTTCTGGGTAGTGCCGGTCGCAGTTTCGCCCACCGTTGTTGCGCCCGCGTCCTCAGTGAACGGCCACAGCAGCGTGGCCCCGGTGAATAGGTGCTGGTGGGTTTCCCATGCCTGCAATGTCTGGCGCTGCAACACGGCCAGACGATCCGACGCCTGCACGCGGCAGGTTGCCCGCCCGTTCGACCAGTCCGGCGACCACTGATCAACTAGCCCGGTCCACATCACCGTGTAGGCGCCCGCGCCCGGTGGTTTGAAGGACACGCGGATCGGACAGCGGATGTAGAGCGGGTGATACGCCCCCGATGTTAGGCCGGGCGTGAACCGGCCCGACGAGTTGTTGAGTGTCAGCGTCATCTGTCCCGGTTGGGCAGTGGCGCGTTCATCGTTGCGGCCACGCTCGAAACTGACGCCCGACGACATGCGAACGTAGGAGGTGATGTCCACCCACGTCGGGGATGTCGTGGAGGCGTCATCGGTGGGTGCGAACTCCACCTTTAGATCGGGTACGCCGGGCTTGGCGACGCGGGTCATGCCAGACCCAACGCTTGACCACCGGCGGAACGCTTGATCTGCAACAGCGCCTCGTGGAGCACCTTGCCGTTAAGTTGCAGCACCACCGTCTGCAACTGCTCGACTACCTGCGCCTGTCGGGTGTAGCGGTTCGTGGCGTCGATAACGGCAGGGTTACCCATCGCTGCCTGGTAGCCGAGCATTCCGGCCTCACCCTGCAACTGCATCAGTTCCTGGAGTTCGCCGGGGTTACGCAGCAGTTCCTCACCCAGTTCGGTTCCGCCATCGGGGCCCTTGTCGAAGATTTCCTGAAGGAGTTGCTGGCCTGCCGGTGTGCTTCCCCACACGCCACCGAGGCGACCTAGGACGTCTTTCCAGCGGCGTACCTTGTCCACCCGCTGACGTAGCCATGCGCCCACGGATGCCGGGGCGCTTGCCACCTTGTCCTGTGCGGCGCGTAGACGTGCCATTGCGGACTGGCGGGCCGATGAACCGACCGCTGAGTTGTTCACTTCGGATTGTGCTGCTGCTGCTTCGGCGAGTGCGTCCGATCGTGCTGACACGTCGTAGTTGCCGATGCCGACGAAGCTGGACACGTTGCCGGTGATCCTGTCAATGAGCCCCTGGCGCTCGTTGGCGATGTCCACCAGGCTGGACCGGCCTGGACCGGTTCCGCGTAGTTCGTTGATCTGATCCTGCGCTGCCGCCTTCTCAGCGGCGTACGCTGCTTCGCGGTCGGCCTTCGCCTTCGCTTTGGCTTGCTGCTTCGCCTTCTGCTTCGCGGTCAGCTTCTTACCCTTGCCGTAGTGCCCGGTTGCCATCATCCGCAGCGATTGTGAATGCGTGTAGACCTGCGACCCCTCAGGCAGCGACACCAGTTCAGGGCCGCGTTCGCCCACGATGGCCATGCCCGTGCGGACGCCACCTGTCGCCGCGCCGATCGAGCCGCCAATGCCCGCCCGCTTCACTGTGACGGTCACGGTCTTGTCTTTCAGTGCGCCGAGTTGCCCGCCGATACCGGCAAGGGTCTGCTTCGCGGGCGCGCCGTTCACATCGACGGTCGGCTGCTTCTTCTGCTTCAGCCCGTTGATTTGCCCCTGAATCGTGGCGACCGTGGCCTTGGCCTTGTTGATCGCATCAATATCGGGCTTCTTCTGTTGCTTGAGGCTGTTCAGTTGCGCTTTGGCAAGTGTCAGCTTCGCCTGCAACGGTGCGATCTGGGCGTCCAGTTGTGCCGGTGGCAGATTTGTGATCTTCCCGCTGACAGCATCAACGCGCATCCCGGCAGATTCCAGCGCCGCGTTGAATCCTGGGATCGAGTCCGCGATGCGCAGCAACTCGTCCGGCTGCATTTCCGCCGACATCAGCGCCCACTTCTGGGTGATGCCGTCGATGTTCCCGCTCGATGCCATGTCCCCGAGGGACTGGGCAACGGCGCGCATTCCGTCGTCGAGGTGTTGGCTGTCGCCGGTGAGTTTTTGGAACAGCAGGCCGAGCGCGCCGCCGGGCACGGCGACCGCGGCAAGTGCGGCGCCAGCCGTCCCGGCTGCGTCGGCCATCTGTGTACCCAGGTACGCGCCTGCTGCTGTGGCTGCGACACCGAGGGCGACCATTGCCGCCGCGCCGCCGCCTGCACCAGTAGACGCCGCCTGCGTTCCGGTGGCCGCAGCCGAACCGGCACTACCTAAGCCCTTGAAAGCAGACGCCGCGCTACCGACCAGCGATGTGACAGACGACAGCGGCCCGGCCAAGGCAAGGGCGGCAGCCGAGACTGCCGCGATACCGATGATCGCGGTGCGGGTAGACGGCTCCAGTTGGCCGAACCATTGCACGACAGGGGTCACGGCCTCAACAAGACCCGTCAGCGCCGGGACAAGTCCCTCCCCGATCGCTTCCTTGAGGTCGCCGACCTGATTGTTGAAGATGTCGAGCTTGCCTTGCGCGGTTTGCCCGAATGCTTCAGCAGCGCCCTTCGTCTTTTCCTCGATCAGCGCCTGGATGTTCGCGGCGTCCTTGGCCTTGTCCCCGGTCAGCTTGTAGTTGATGCCGAGTTCTTTCAGCGCGCGGGTGTTACCCATCATCGCCTTGCCGACGGAAACCGCTGAGGTTTCCAGATCCTTGCCACTGACCTGCGCGTAATCGGCAACGATCGGTGTCAGGGTCTTGATCTGCTGGCCGGTCAGATCGAACGCGGCCAGGCGCGACTGCATCGCCGCCAGGTCGTCATCGTCAAACTTCGTCTTGCGCTGGATCTCCTTGTTGAGTCCGCGCAGCGATTCAATGTTTGTGTCGGCAAGCTTCGGGAAACGCTTGTACGCCGATTCGAGTTTGACCTGTTGGGCCTCAGCCCCGGCATACGTCTTGATGGAGTCGGCGAGGAACGCGCCTAGACCGATGCCCGCCAACGCCCCACCGGCGACGGTGGCAAACCGCTTGAACTTGCTCGCCGAACGGGTGGCTGAGTCGCCCGCCTTCGCCATCGTCTTTGACAGCGACTTGTCGTTGGCGATGAGATTGACGAGCAGATCAGCGGCGGCCATGCGTCACCTCATTCTGGGATTGTTACGCCCATTGCTTTCAGGACGTTGATGGCGTAGTTCACGTAGTCGGCGAAGACCATCGCGTCCATGTCTTCGAGTTCATCGCGCGCGATTCCGAACAGGTGCCGAAAGATCGGCAGCCAGCGTTCTACTTCGTTACGCGGGGCTTCTTCACGCCCGCCGTTTCGGCGGGCGAAGTAGGGCCCTCTTCAGCCCCCAGTTCAGCCGGTCTGTCGGCCTTGTCGTCGTCGGTCAGTTCGACATCAAATCCAAGCTTTGCCTGGTCGAGGTCATCGAGAAGCCCGCTGTATGTCACCTCGTCGCCGTTGCGCTTACACGCCAGATACCAGGCGAACGTGACGGCTTCCGCCCGGTCGCGGGCAAGTTGCTCACGCCATTCCGGCCAGGTCCACCCGGTGAGGTTTTGGCATTCGATGGATTCGCGCATCTTCATCGTGCCCATGTCCAGCACGCGCGTTTCGTTGTCGTAGGTGAACGTGATAACTGCACTCATGGGAGAGCCTTTCAGTTAGGCCGCGGTAGTGATAGATGCGGCGAGTTGATCCATTGCTGCGTTGATTTCCTTCTGAACGTGGACGATGACTTCGGGGCCGTAGTCGCGGACGGTGTTTGACCACCAGCCCGACGGGGTGACGGTCTGAAAGACCCAGATGTCCCGGTCACCCATGACGGGGTGACGCCACCCGCCCTTATCCATGTGCCGGGGTAGACGGCGCTGATCGGCGGGCAGGCCACCGTGCTGGGCAACCCGCACGCCCACCTGGTCGCCGTAGCCTGAGTCCTTGGCAACGATGCGGATAGATCGGGCGATGGAGTCGCGCAGGCCGGAACGTCCCGCTGCTTTCGCTGCGAGGCCGGAGGCGATAAGGACCGACGCCGCGGTGCCCTTGTGTCCGCGGAGCGAGTAGGCACCGCGGCTGACATGCCCGCCGCTACTTTTCGCGCTGGAATCCAGGCCGCGCACCGATTCGCGCAGTTTCACCTGCAACGGTCGCGCAGCATCCCGGACACCTTTGAGCATGTGCTTACGCAGGTCATCATCAAAGCCCTTGAGGGCGCGGGAGAATTGGGCAAACGATCGGGCATCAACCTGAACATCCATACGACCCCCCTAGTGGGAGACTGGCGGGGCCGGGCTCTCCCGACACGGCCCCGCCAGCCGTCTAGTTACAGCGTCGTGTCGGCGCTGATGTAGGTGATGTACGGCAGCTTTGTTCCGTCGTACTTCCACTCGAAGTCCCACGTTGATTGCAGGACATCTTTCGAGTCCACGCCCTGCATGTCACCGGACCAGACGACACTGGGTAGCGAGATGCGGAACGTGGGGTACGTGCTGCCACCGATCACGGTTGCCGCTGTCACCTCGAAGACCAGGGCGCAGGATGTGTTGGCCTCCACGCGGTCCTGGAAGACCGTCTTGTCTAGCCAGTCCACCGTGACCGAACCGGTGATCTTTGTCGGCCCGTTGAGCACAGGTTCCTTCTTGCGCCCGGACTGGTCGAATGTGTAGTCCTCGGTGTCCGCTGAACGTTCCACGGTGCAGTTGAAGGAACGCACACCGGAGATCGACGACGCGGACGCAATGGAGGCACCGAGCTTGAAGGTGGCCGTCTTGCCACTGAATACCTGCGTGGATGCCCACGACGGGCTGGCAAGCGACTGGGTGGTGTCAAAGCTGTACCCGTCAATCTGCGCGTTACAGGTCAGGATTCCGTCCAGGTCGCACTGGAACTCGGTGGACAGCACCTTTCCGCCGACCAGTTCGTGCACGACGTTCGTGCCCGTGCGGTACGGGGCCGCGATCTGCATGGTGAGGTATTTGCCAAGGGGATCGCTGATCGTATGGGTCTGGGTGTATGCGCCCGTGGTTCCGATCTGCGTCGCGGTGACCGTGCCACCCATCAACACATTGAGGAACTTGCCCATCTTCTTCGACTGCACATCGAACGACACCGTGGCCTCAGCCCCGTTGATCGTCTCGACGTAGTGATCCAGCAGGTCGCCGAAGTTGCCGCCGAGGATTCCCTCGCCCTGCACCCGGTTCTGTGTGCGGTTGATGCTGTACGAGTTGGCGACAAAGAAAGTGTCGGGTGCCACCCGTGTGGTGTAGCTGGCGGTCTGAACGGCGATGCCGAACGATGACCCCATGCCGCTGCCGATAGCCATTTACTTGCTCCCCTCAGAGGTGTCTGCTTTGGGAGAGCTCGACTTTGTTTCTTCCCGCCATTGATGCGGCTGCCAGTAGTTGTCGTCGCGGACTTCCACGACGCCATCTGCGACGACTTTGACCAGTCGCCCGTCTGAAATGATCCAGCGATCTTCGCCGGTGATGTTGCGGAACCTGCGCACCATGGCAGACCTCTCCTGTTGATACGGCGGGAGAGCCGATGGGGTTAGACCTGGGTGGTGTAGGACAAGACGAACGGCAGATCCACCCGTGCGCCTGTGGTCGTGTAGCCCTGCATGATCGAGCCCGCGCGGACTTCAACTTCGGGCGCGCGAATGCCTGTCAGGCCGATTGTTTGGTCGGCGCGCAGGGCGGCGTTGATGTCGTCAAAGATGCCCATGACCGCGACCCGTAGCGCGGGTAGATCGTTGTCGCCGGACCAGCTGGAGATGTAGCAGCGGATGTCGCCGGTTTCGTCTTTCGTCGCGGCTGGGCCTAGCCCGCGGTACCGCTGTGTGAACTGCCCGGCGGTGGGTTCCAGCGAGTCTGGGGCGTTCGCGCCGATGCACACGTAACTGGTCAGCTTGTCCCCTGACGTGGCGGGACCGTCGAACACGTCGCAGGTCAGCGCCGCATCGAGGGCCGCAGTGACGGCCACGGCAATATCAGACCAGCGCGACTCAGCCATTGCCGACCAGCCGCAGGGGTTCGAGGAGTTGGGCGGCACGGTTCGGGATGCTGAATCCCATTCCCGGCAGCCACTGTTCGTCCATCTGGTTGCCGATCGTCATAGATCCACGCTGCGTGTCCCACAGGTGTTTAGCGATCCCTAGAACGCCACGGCGGGCGGCGGCTAGTTCACGCCCGGCCACGCCGACGATGTACGTCACGGACACGGTATCCACGCCGGTTGTCCAGTAGCCCAGTTCGTTGCCGAACAGCCGCTCCAGGACGACACCGGAACGTAGCCGGTACGCGGTGGCGGCCAGGGTTGTGCCGGAATCGGTGACGGACGTGATCGACAGTGCCGCCGGGGACCGTAGACGGATCGCGCTAGATCCCCCGTCGTAGGTTTCGATGACGGCGCGCGGCGATAGCGCCCGGTTGCAGAACTGTTCGGCGGCGGCGGATGCGTCGGCCAGGGTGTCGCGCAGTTCCTCGTCGCTACTGGTGCTGGTGATGTTCAGGTGTGTTTTCAGTTCGGACAGGCCCACGATGCTAGGTAGCGTCGCGTCGTCCACGGTGAAGTCGTCGGTGTAACTGGCGACGATGGTGCCGGTGCCCACCCAGCGGACGCGGTGCAGCCCGACCTGCGTCGGGGTGTATGTCGCCGTGTAACTACCGGTGGACGGGTTCGATACCGATGCGGATGCGGTCGTCAGATCCGGCAGTGTGATGGTGCAGGACACGGTGGTGGTGTTCGCCGCCGTGCCCGTCGAATCCTTGACCGTGACGGCCAGGGGAACAACGTCACCTAGATCAGTCGCCATCGGTGTCCTCTTCCTGCTGGTGGGGATCGCCGACCTGCTTGACGTGCCCGGCGTAGTCGGCAATGAACGACTTTTGGTGCCCGATGTGGACGGCGGTGTTCACCCAGATCGGAAAGCCCAACTGGATGGCCCGGAAACAGAACGTCACGTCCTCGCCCACCGGGTGCATCTCCGATAGTTGCGTCTCCTGAAAGTACGGGTAGGCGGCGTTAAACTTTCGTTCACGCATCGCCTCGCACACGCTGCGGTGAATCAGCAGGCAGGCCGCGCCCGTCGCCGACACCTGGAACATGGCGTCCTTGGGGTACGTGGTGTAGCGAACGGTTGCCATGCCCCCGTCGTCGCCCTTCACCAGCTGATACATGGTGGGTTCTAGTTTGCCGTCGTTCACGGCGAAACACAGGCCACCGACAATCGGTGCGTAATGTTCCGAATCCTTGTCAGCGTTCGCGTTCACCAGCAGCGCCTCTAGCGTGTTCGGCGCGAACACCATGTCCGTGTCTACCATCCACAGCCATTCGGCGTCGGATTCGTCCAGGAACGTGGTCACTAACTGGTTGCGGCTAGACGACACGTTGGCGCTGGAAAACTTAGCGATGATCCCGCCGCCGTTGATAGTGCGCTTCTTCTTCAGCAGGTCAAACAGCCGCAGGTTCATCAAACTGTCATGCCATGTGACGGCCACATCTACGTTGTGGACGTAACCGATGCAGACCTTGCCCTTTTTCATGTCGTGCCTTTCGGGAGATGGGAGATGGACTAGATGGCAACTAGAGCGAGATCACCGCGCCTAGTGAGCGCACGACTTACCTCGTCGGGGTAGTGCTCGATGACCCATTCGGCGAGGTCTTCAGGACGCTGGCCGGACGGTTGCGACGTGACCCACAGTTCGAGGTTCTCCGGGCGGTTGTCGTCGCGAATGCCGTTCTTGTGGTGGACGTTCTCCCACGGCTCTAATGGGCGTCCGAGTTGCTGCTCCATGACGAGGCGGTGTTCCAGCTTGGTCATCTTGTTGCCTTTAGTGACCAGTCCACCGAGTACGACATATCCGCTGGCGTTTAGGTAACGCGCGCGCCATTCGCGCTCCGACTCAACCGCGCCGATATTCCCGCGCTTCTTCACTCGCTGGTGGTGCATAGAACACAGCCCGCGCTTCTCTGCGCTCCGTTCACATCCATCGACGGAACACTTGCGGCCTTTATTTGGAATGCGGTCGGAACAGTCGCGGCTACCCGACGGCGGGTCATACTGACCCCACTTCCGCAAGCGACTGAGATGCATCCCGCAGATTTTCAGCGACGCCTTCAGCCTGTCGCCGGGCCTTTCGCAACCGTCAACCGTGCACGGTCCGACCGGCAATATTACGCGGCGCGGCCTGTCGCGGCTGGAACAACTCCTACCGCAATACTTTGAGGATGCGCGCGCCGCCGAAAACATCTTGCCGCAGAACGAACAGACCTTTTCCAATGTCTTCCCCTTCGTGACTCCGCTGGCTGGTGGATCTGTGTCCGGGCAGGACGAAGGCCCCTAGTCACGGAGGAACTAGGGGCCTTCTAACCGGCTGCTTAGACCGGCTGCCCTGTGGGTTGTGCGGTATTACTTAGAGGCGGAGCGTCCGGAAGGCATCGACGTTGAGAACGTCGGCACCGGTCCTCCAATGCGCCACCCATCCGCGCTGAAGCGTGGGCACGCCACTACCGTCCACAACGTTCTGGACGTACTCAAGCGAGACGCCAATCCGGTCATAGATCAAGTAGTTCGAGAAGTCGCCAACGACGAGCACCTCGGAACCGGTGGTGATGGTGGAATCCATGTGAACCGACTTGTACGTCGGCAGTCCGAGCAACTCGGTTGGCTGTCCGCCGCCCATGTTGGCCCAGAAGTTGCCGCCGCCGTAGGTGTCCATGCGGCGAATGATCCCGTAGGTCTTGTAGTTCGCGACCCACGACGCATTGGCCTGGAACACGTCCGGCAATGCCTCGATGGTGGCGTCCACATCGGCGCGTGATGCCGTGGTGAACGCGCCACCGGTGGTCGGTGACACACGCGACGCGGTGACCGCGGTGACCGCGGTGGCGATACCGTACGGGGCCCCTGAGCCGGAGCCGACGGCGAAAGCCTGCGCCTCCAACTTGTCCTTGCCCGTCTGCACCATCTTCGGCAACTCGGTCGCAAGGTTCGTGTCCTCGATGACCTCGTATGAACCGATGATGTACGCCGCACCCTTGTACGCCGTGATGGCGGGCTGGGTGAACGTCGGCGAAGCGTCGGTGACAGCGGTCGCTTCAGCGAGCCACTGTGCGGTAACGCCGCCGGACACAAGTCCCTGCCACTTGTTCGACATACCGGATTCAACACGGCTGATGGCGCGGAACGGGTTCTGTGTTCCGGTCATCGTGTTGATTACGGTTGGATCGAGCAAAAATGGGATCGCGTACCCGCCGTTGCCCGCCGTGGTGCTCATGGCGGTACGAAGTGCAAACGCCTCTTCCGGCGTCAGTTGGCTGTGGTACGACTCCGGGTACTGCATGACCTTCTCGAACGCCGAACGGTAGGCCGGGTTGGCAACCGCGAGGGCGTACTGGTGCAGCCGGGGATCATTGCGCTGGCTGACAAGCGTGGCCTGTTGGCGGGCCGAATCCGGCACACCTGGAGCCTCGCAGTCTTCGATCGCATTGAGCGCGCGGGAGCGAAGTTCAGCATGGGGAATGTTTCCGCGCTGGACTGCTTCCATGTTCTCGAATGGGTCACGCTTGATAGACACGTTCGGTGCCTCAACTGCGCGTTCCACGTTCGCCGGGTTCAGTGCCGCACTGCGGACACGTTCGATCTTTTCAGCGTGGGCGACAGCCTTGGTGCGGGCTGCGTCCTTCTCATCCCAAGCGGCAAGCAGTTCTGCACTGCGTGCCACGTTCTCTTCTGTTGGTTCGTCAATGGCTTCGATGCTGAGCAGTTCGGAGCGGATCGCTTCCAGCTCGACATCCAAAGCCTCAATCTTGGGGTCCATTACAGGAGTCCCCTTTCCCGCAGTTGCCTGCGAATCGAGTTCATCTGATGGCGCATCGAGTGATCGGTGATCGGCTCGGCGTGGACGGCCCCTGGTGGGGTGTCATCCGCGCCCGGCTCCATCTGCGGAGTGGGTGCGGTAAGTCGGGCGAACAATGCAGCGGCCTCGTCGGGCGGCATTTGTTCGAGTGCGGTAATCAGTTCCTGGCGGACGCCGACGATGGCGGCATCCGGGTAGGCCGCGAAGATCGCGGGGCCGTATTCCTTCAGCGAGATTTCCTGGCGGGTGACGCTTCGCAGGTTGCCTGCCTTGTCCGGCTTGAACCCGCCGCGCGGTGTCGGGGTGTCCGAGCGCAGGAACGATCCCTGAAACGACTGCGCGGTGATCGCACCGGCACGGATCAGTTCCAGTGCCTCATCAGCGGACTCGGTGCGCGCGTACTGCGTGACCGTGAGCAGCCCGCGACCATCGGCGCGGATCTCCTGCGGTGTCCCGATGGGCATCGCGAACCTATCCGATGGACGCCCGTACATGTCGCGCCCGTGATTGAACATGACCTTCGTCGCCCAGTGGGAACGGGAACCGGCAGGGGCCGCGTCGTTGATGGCCTTGTTAAACGCCGACGGGTCAATGCGTTCGGTGTAATGCCCGTCGTGGTCGTGGATTTCGGTATCCACGTTAAACACCGCCGCATACGCCTCAACGGTTCGACCGTCGCCGCCGGAACGGATGCTGATGTCCTCCAGTGCGAACGCGCGGATGAAGTTGCTCGCCAACTTGCTCATGTAGTTCCCCCTGTTGCGGGTGTTTTGCCGTCCGGGTAAAGAGCTGTTGGGACGGCTCCGGTGTGTTGCAGCAGGGAGAGATCGCCCGCATCGACAGCCGAAGCCACCGTGTCGGGGTCGTATCCGCCACGAATCAACTCGGTGGCGGTGAAAGCCTTTTCCTTGAACGTCTGCGCGCGTTCCATTTCGCCCTGGCGTAGCGCGGCTATCCCGGCGGTGTCGTACCACAGCCGTGTGCCCGTGGGGACGGTGATCAGGGTTGCTAGTGCGGCGGTGGCCGAACGCCACAGCGGGCGCATGGTCAGGTCGGCGAATCGCCGCATGGCCTGCTCGTAGTTGGAATACGTCGCGGCCTGTAGGCCCTCCTTTAGGCCCACGACGATGCCGGGGACACCGGCGGCGGCGGCGATCCGGTTTTCACCGGCGGCCTGCACAGTCGCAAAGTTCATCTGCTCAAACGAATGCCCAATGATCGTCGGATCGGCACCGTTATCCAGCACAGCGGTTTTCCACCCGTTGCGGGGTCCGCCGTGCGTCGCCTGCCACTGCGCAGACAACTTCTCAATAGCGTCATCGTTCAGTTTCTGCGCGTACTTAATGATCATGTTCGGCGTTGCGGCGTTGTCGAAGAATGCGCGTTTGTGGGTCGTCATCGCGCTGTCCGCATTCACCTCACGCACCACCGGGGTCAGCCACGACATGCCGCGCCACTGCGCGAGCGGGTCGGGGATCGGTGACCAGTGCGCCACCTCGTCCGTTGTGTAGAACTCGGCGCTACCGTCGGCCTGCCCGTTGTTGCGCCGGTAGATGTAGCCCACAACCTGCCGTGAATAGTCGGCGCGATCGTCGGCCACAATGTCCACCCAGTCCGGGCGCATGCGTTCCAACTGGTCCCCGCAGTTACGCACGAACGCCGAACCCGCTAGGGACACGTCCTGCTCCATGCGCGCCAACAGGTCGCCGGTTGTTCCGCCCGGCCACGGGTTCTCCAACAGGGCTAGATCGGCGGTGCCGAACAGCCGCTTGTCGGTGAGGTTCTGGAACTTGAACTCCGCCTCACTGAACAGCATCAACCGGGCAAGGATCACCGAGAACACGATGGAATTGCCCTTGTACCCGTCGGACGCAAACGACGTGAATACGGGCAGCAACGATTCGGTAGTGCCCTGCGCGTATGACGTGGTGTAGACGTTCTGCCATTCGGGCAGATCCGCGCGGGCCGCCTCCTGCGCTGGGCGCAACCGGTCAATGAGTCTCAAGATCGTCCCCCGAAGTCACGAAGCGCGCCGATACCCACACAGGAGCACCCGGCGGCGATCAGTCCAAGCGGGAGAGATAGCCAGGCGATCCCGGCGACGATAAGAACAGCCCCGACGATGACGAGAAGCCACGACAGCAACACAACCGCTCAACTCCTCATAGAAAGAACACCGATGCGTCGGCGGTCGTCGTAGATGCGTGCGTGGAATGGCCCCAGACGGCCAACGTCGCGGCCACTAGCGGGCTGATATCCACGGTGGAACCCTTGCGTGACCACGCCCACGAATCGCCGAGCGGGCGTTTCTGGGCGGCTAGTAGCGCCTCGGTTAGTGGGGCCTGGTGGATGTGGCGCAACTGGTCGGCCAGGGCGATGTCGTAGAACATGCCGCAGGCCGATGCCATGTCACGGGCCCCGGTGATGTCTAACGGGATATCTAGTTCCTCTAGCGCCGGGATTAGTGATGCGGCGGGCCCGGCGTTATCCACAACCACCGAACGCGGGCCCCACCGTGCGGCCAATTCCTCGACCCGCTGCGCAACCCAGCCCGTGCCGGGCCGGTATTCCACAACCTCAACATGTGTGCGCCCGTCGTCACGGCTACCGGCGACAACGATCGCCGCGTGTGACCGATCCGGGGCAACATCAACCGCGAACGCGACGGGATCAAGAATCCGTGATCCGGTGTCGCCGGATGATTCCCATACCGGCGACGGGATCACCGGGTCGTAGGTGTCGGCCTCGGCCCGACGGTTGCCGTAGGCGCGCGCGAACTCGGCGCGTTCCATGCTATCGAACTCGGCGCGGATCGCATCAACGGTCACCGTGTGCCCCAGTGCGGGCATACAGGCACGCCAGGTGTCCGGGTCGGATAGGTCAGCGCCGTCGGGTGCCGACCATTCCATGTAGCAGGTGCCGCGCTGCGGATCGTCGGCCACACGTTCCCGGCCCCGATCCACCTTGCCGTTGAGGTACACCGATGACGGGGTGCCCGCCGTTGATGTGACCACCAGCTGCGGCTGCGGTCGGGTAATCATCGCCGGGCGCATCGCCTGCTCAACGCGGGCATCCACCTGCGCAAACGCCTCGTCTATGAACCCCATGTCCAGGGTGGCACCGTGCCCGGCCTTCTCCGTCGTCGCAGAAATGCCGTGCATAGACCCGTTGCGCCACAGGATCGCCTCGTTACCGTTCGTCTTGCGGACGCGGTATTCGCCGTGGAACAGGGAACGATCTAGCGCCTTAACGTGATCGTCCTCCCACTTCATGCGCGCGTCATTGCGGGTCTGCGCGGTGTAGGTGATCCGTTGCGGCTGATCGAACCCGATTGCCCGGTGGACCGCTAGCGCCAGGATCAGCGTTGTCTTGCCCGACTGCCGCGGGACGGTCAGGACCAGTTCGCGGTAGGCCAGGCGGCCCGTGTCCGGGTCAATCTCCAGCGCCACATCGGCAACGTGTTGCTGCCACGGCATCAACGGCGTGCCCAGCGCCTGCGCAACCTTGGCAACCTGCGGGCCAAGGGTGTCGCGGTCGGGGTGTCGGGGTGTCGCGAATCTAGGTGGACAGATCAGCGGCGAATCGGGCGAAGGCATCGTCTGGCACGTCCTCGGGAGTTAGCGCGTCCAGGGTTGCCCGCAGTTCCTTAGACACTGCGGCAGTCGCCATACCGGCACCGGCATCCAACTGCGCGGCCAACGTCATGGCGAGGGCTGAAAGGGCCGACCATCGGGGGTCATCGGTCGGCAGTTGGGCCAGGGTTGCGGCCACCGCGGCGGTGTTCTTTCTATGAGGAGTTGAGCGGTTGTGTTGCTGTCCTGGCTCCTCGTCATCATCGGGGCTGTTCTGATCGTCGCCGGGATCGCCTGGCTATCTCTCCCACTAGGACTAATCGCCGCCGGATGTGCCTGCGTGGGCATCGGCGCGCTACGTGACTTCGGGGGCCGCTCGTGAGGTTGATAGATCGACTACGCCCGTCGCCGGAGGCTGCGCGCGCTGACCTGCCCGAATGGCAATCAGTGTTCACCACGACCTACCAGCAGGGCACCACAGAATCAGTCCTGCCCGTGTTCAACTCGTTTGCCAACGACGGGTACAAGGGCAACAGCATCGTGTTCTCGGTCATCCTGGCCCGCCTAATGCTGTTCAGTGAGGCCGAGTTCAAGTTTCAAAGCCTGGCCGATAAGCGGATGTTCGGGACCGGCGACCTGTACTTGTTGGAGAACCCGTGGCCGGGTGGAACGACCGGCGACCTGCTGGCCCGGATGGAGCAGGACGTGTCCCTCGCGGGCTCGGCGTTCATCCGCAATTGCGGGGACCACCTGGAGCGGTTGCGCCCTGACTGGGTGGACATCGTGTCCGCCGACCTGGGTGACCGGTCCCGGCTCATTACCGGCTACATCTACCGCCGCGACAACGGTCAGGCGTCGGAGAACAGCGAGTTCTACACGACGGACGAGGTGGCGCACTGGTCACCGATCCCCGACCCGGTAGCGCAGTGGCGCGGCATGTCCTGGCTAACCCCGGTCGTGCGCGAAATAAACGCCGACTCTGCGATGACGACACACAAACGCGCCTTCTTCGACAACGCCGCCACGCCGAACATGATCATTAAGTATGCGCAGAAACTGAACGACGACGCGATTGAGAAACTGTCGGCACAGTGGCAGGCGACCCACGGGGGCCCATCCAACGGATGGAAGACCGCTGTGCTGGACAACGGTGCAGATCCGACGATCATCGGGCATTCGTTCGAGCAGATGAACTTCGCCACCGTCCAGGCCGCCGGTGAGAACCGGATCGCTGCCGCAGCCGGTGTCCCCGGCATCGTCGTGGGGCTGAAGGAGGGCCTTCAGGCCGCGACGTACAGCAACTACGAACAGGCCATGCGCCGCTTCGCCGACCTGACCATGCGCCCGCTGTGGCGGTCAGCAACCGCCGCGCTAGCCACGCTGGTGAACGTCCCCGCCGGAACCCGACTCTGGTACGACACGGCGGGCATCGCCGCGCTACGCCAGGGCGAAATGGAACGGGCGCAGACGTTCAAGGAAAAGGCATTCACCGCCACCGAACTGATTCGCGGCGGCTACGACCCCGACACGGTGGCATCTGCCGTCGATGCGGGCGACCTCTCCCTGTTGCAGCACACAGGCGCGATCCCCACCGCGCTGTATCCAGAGGGCAAGACGCCCGCGCAGGGAGGCACAGCATGACCTCGTTCATTCGTAACTACCCGCTAGAAGACATCACGATTCGTTCAGGCGGCGACGGTCGAACCGTCGAGGCGTACGCGGCGGTGTTCAACACTGACACCGAGATTCATGACCACCAGGGCCAATATCTGGAACGCATCAGCCCGCAGGCGTTCAATCGGACCATTGCCCACCGTGGAACCGCGTTCGGCGTG